ACAATTCATCTATTCTATTTAAGATAGCACTTTCACCTTGTATATCACCTGCTAAATCAGCATTAATTGCCATATCTTCTAGTTGAGCAATACGAGCATTAACTTCATCTAAACTCATATTTGTAGTGATAGAAGCACCAGTATTTAATTTTTTAACACCACTTGACGCTGGCATTTCCATTTTACCACCTACTATTTGACCACCTTGACCAAACATGTCAGCAGCTTGTTTTAATGTGTCTGTACCTGGTAATGCATATAACATTTTACCTACAAGACTATTAGAACTAGGTAACATACTACCTGCTAAATTCATAAACAAATCACCAAAGTTTGGTAGTTGAAAATCAAACATGGCACCTGGTTGAAAACCAAAGATTGCACCAGTTTCAGGATCATATATTTTTTTTGCTAAGTTTTTGATACCTGTAAACATATCACTTAGACTTGGTATTTCAGCAACAAAACCAAAGATTTCTCCTGTCTCAGGATCATATATCTTTTTACCTAAACCTACAAGACCTTGACCTAATCTACTGATTACACCTTCATCACCTATTAGAAACTCAGATAGTTTAAATGGTTCATCAGGATTACCAAAACCAAATACATCTTTTGCAAAGTTAGTACCAAGATTGATACCTGCACCTGCAACGTCAATTAATTTAGATGTAACACCTGCTGCTGTCATATCTTCCTCACTAAATGAGAATAGACCTTCAGCAAAACCCATAGTGTTTTTCATTTTGTCACCTACAAAAGCAGAAAAGTCAGTAAATTTTTCTGCTGCCATATCAGCAGTACCAGAGAACCAGTTTTTAACATTTGTCCAACCATTTGATACACTATTTGATATGAAGTCTTTAAGACCAGTTGCACCTTCAACAACAAAGTCTGCTGTGCCACTAAACCATTCTTTAATACTTGACCATGCACCTGTAACTTTAGATACTAACCAATCTTTAATATTTCCTGCACCATCTACAACAAAATCAACTGAACCAAAGAACCAGTCTTTTATACTTTGCCATGCTGATGAAACTTTTGCAGTTACCCATTCTTTAATATTTGTATAACCATCTTGTACAAACTCTACAGCACCTGTGAAGAAGTTTTTAATACCTGTCCACATGTCATTAAGTTTACCTAATAACCATGCACCAGCACTATCATAAGGTGCAAAGTTGACACCAAACATTTCTAATACATTTGTAATTAAACTATCACCTATGTTTAGTATGAAACTACCAAAGTCAGTAAAGATACCTGCTAATGCTTTTACTCTTTCTAATACAGTTGCGTCACCACCAAAGATAGTACCTAGTTTATCAGTAACACCTGTTACTAAATCTACTATACTATTAAAAGCGTCTTTTAAGAAATCAAATGTATTTGTGAATACACCTTTTACGAATGTTATAAGACCTGATACAACTTCTCTAAATTTAGGATTTTGTAATGCTTTGAAGAACAATAACATAAGACCAAAGATACCTGCAGGACCTAAAAGACCTTTAATCATACCACCAATACCACCAAGTGCTTTACCAGCACCTGCTTTAAGACCTGCACCAGCAGCTGCCATTGCATTACCTGGACCTTGTACTAATGCGGCTCTGGCACCTTTTGCTCTTTCTTTAAGCATGTCAGTAAACTTTTTACGTTCAAACTGTTTCTCATCTTCAGCAAGTTTGTTTTGCAACTTTAAAAATTTACCAGATTTGACACTCTCTTTGCCTAATCCTTCTAGTTCTTTTTTAACTGACGCTAATTCTTCTCGTTGAGCGACAAGTTGTGCTTTCTGTTCACGTCTAGCAATCAACTCTTCCTGTGACATTCCTGTCAATTCTTTAAGAGTTCCGTCTAGTTTATTGATTGTAGTATCGTCTGCCATTTAACTATTTATCCTATTTCTTCTTATTTGTCATTGCTTGAGCACCAAAAAAAGCAGCAACAATACCTGCAACGGCGATGAAATATACACCTGCCATATCACCTAGTATTTTTGCGCCTTGGTCTAGTCCTGCTACATTGGCAAGAATTACTGCTACAGGATACATTAACATACCATATAGTGAGTACCATGCCATAGTTCTTTGAGCGTCTCTCATAGCATCAGCGTCTTCTAACTCTTTACGTTTAAACTCTAAATGCATTTTATGTTCTTCATTAGATACTTTACCATCACCATTTGTATCTGCTGGGTGTGGTTGTACTATTATCTTCTTTTCTTCTTCAGCCATTTTTATTCCTTTATTTCTTGTTCGCCTCTCTCATCTTTTTATTTTCTTCCTTTATGTGTTCATTCAATAAAGCAAGATAGATTTCACGCTCATAAGGCAACATATTTTCAAGTTCAGTTAGTGTGACAAAACTTTTAAATATTGTCATCTTAAATATTAAATCATAATAAGTTTCTAAATCAATATGAGACAGGCATATTAAAAAAAACTTTGTAAACCCTCTAACACAACTTTACCTTTTTTCTTAGTTTTAGGGTGTGTTAAATTGACAATATGTTTTAATCTAGGCATAGTAACAAAGAATTGTTGTATTTTAGCAAACTGTTCTTGTGTAAGATTGTTTACAAAATCATCAATTTCTTCTTTCTTTAGGTCTACTGCTTCATGTGTTTCAACACCGTCTATAATTTGGTAGACACAATCACTTACTAAACCAATAGCGTCATCAGCAGATATATCTTTTAAATTTTTACCTGCATATGTTGATAGAGTTGGGTAACTCATTATCACAGACACGTTTTCGTTTAGTTGAACTTTGTTGACATGGTCTTTATCCATTTCAACTTGTATTGTTGTTAAATCTACCGTAGCAGGGACTTTTGTATCTACGTCACCTGGAAAAGGTACATTTAATTTTATTTTTTCACCTACAGACTTTGCTCTTATCTGTAAGAAAATGTATTCTATATCAAATGATGGAAGTTTGTTTATATCAACTTTATTGAATGTACAGTTAGAAACTATTTGTTTCAATGCATTAATCATTTCGTCATCACCACCTTCTTGTCCTTGTAGAAGAATTTTTTCCTCCTTAACAAGAAAAGGTCTAAACTTTATCTTTTCATCTGAGCTTGGTATAGTCAACTCATATTGTTGTGTATTCAGCTTTGGTAAAGCCATAATATATCTCCTTTATATAATAATTAAAAAGTAAGTGGCGGGAATATTTTACCACCAAATACTTTACCAATTGGGATAGAACGTTTTAATCCGTTGATAACGTCTCTACCTGTTCGTCTTAATTCAGGTGGAAGTCCTTGTAAGAACCCACCTTGACCAGGTTTCACCTCACCAGATGATAGACCACCAACTTTACCAGTTGAGTCCACATCTAAATCAAAGTTTAACCAATCTCTATATGCAAATGTAACATTAATCTTAACATATTGGTTCATTGCACCACTATCATATTGTATCTCACCAATCTGAGCAGGGAATGCTTCTCTTAATCTTACACCGTATGTTGCCATATCTCTATCATTTGCTTCATCAAAAGAACCTAGTTGGAATATGTCAACGTTACCTGTGTACTCTTTATAAAAATTAAACATTCCTGTTTGATTATCATACACTTGTTGTTGCCACATTTCAAAGAAGTTTCTTAATCTTAAAAACTTGTCACCTATAAATGTCATTTGTACATCACCATACAACACTTGTACAGGATACTTATAAGGTGCTCCTGCAATACGATATGGGTTAGTAGTAAATGTTCTAGCAGGCATAGTAACAGTTTCACACATTAACGCAACTTCTTTTGCCATGTCAACGTTAGTACCGTGTCTACCTGCAGGACCTACTGCTGTTTCTGAAATAACATTTTCTTTTTCTTGGTTACTTGCCTCATTAATCAGACCTTGTATAATATCTCCAGACGGTAATGTAACATTGATTAAAAATCTAGTATTACGAGCAACACCCTCACCTTTAGATAAGGCACCTCTGAAACGATTGATTGTAGTTTCAGGATTTGCTCTACTCTTTAATCTAGGATCACCAGGTATGTTATCGTATTCTCTACCACGTGGCAGACCTAATCTTATATCAAAAGGTCCTATTCTTTTACCTTGTCTGAAAATTGCCATTATTTCCCTAATACTTTCCCTTTATTGATACCTTCTTTGATAACATATTTCTGTGTACCATTGGCACCAATCTCTACTTCGTTTCGTAGATTTTTTGTTAAATTTAATTCTTGTTTCTTTCTACTCACTTCTAGTCTATGAGCAGTTAATTGTTTTGTTCTATCTCTATCCATTATATCATTCTCCTTGAGGCGCTATGTACCGTACTTACGCCTGCTTTTCTAAAGTCTTGTACAGGTAAAAATATAGATGGTGCGTATTCATCTTCATCTAGTCTTAAAAATTTACTAGCAAGTTGACCTCTTAAATAATGTTTGATTGTAGGTTTAATCTCTCTTACATTTTTAAGTGCTCTATAATCACCTTTAAAGTCTTTCTTTTCTAATGTTTCAAATAATTTCATTCTTAACGGTATTGGCAAGTAATGAAAATTAATACCTAGAAATCCACCTGACGCTGGTTGTATAGGTAACACAAGAGGAAACATATCATAGTAAGGTAATATTTCTTTGTACTTTGGATTGTAACGAAAGAAGTTTAGACCTCTGAATTGTGGACTTGCATATAGTCTACCTTTCATAAGTTTATTCTTTGTTATTGTGTCCATAAGAGACTTAACTTTACCACGATACCATTGAAGTGATTTATCTCTATCACCTGCCAGATTTCTTATAGGTTCAAATACTTTTGTTGCCATGTTACTATTTATATCTAAATAAGGATATGATTAAGCGAAAGAAGAAGATAGGTAAGTATGTTCATAAGATGGCAGTAAAGAACAAGTATAGACCATATAATCCAGAGAAATACAAAGGTGACCCTACAAATATTATCTTTAGAAGTAGTTGGGAAAAGACTGTATTCAAGTATTGTGACTTAAATCCAGCAATACTTAAATGGTCAAGTGAGGAGTTTTTCATACCTTATCGTAGTCCTTTTGATAGAAGAATACACAGGTACTTTCCTGATGTTTATATCAAATATAAGAACAAAGAAGGTATTATATCAGAATCCGTGCTAGAAATCAAGCCTAAAAAGTACACACAAGCACCTAAGAAACCTAAACGTGTAACAAAAGACTGGAAATATACAACTGAGCAGTACATACTTAACAAGGCGAAGTGGGATAGTGCTGAGATATACTGTAAAAAGAAAGGTTATAAGTTTGTGATTATTACGGAAGATGTTTTAAAACATTGGTCAACAGTTTCGCCATTATAACAGATAAATAGTATTATGACAAGCTTTGCACAACAATTAAGAAGTAGGTTATTTGGCGGCGTATTAGGTGGTTCATCTAAAGCGACAGCAGCTGCAGGTGTAGACCTGTCCAGAAAAACAAAACCAAATAGTTCTACGGCACACTTAGATACAGAAAAGAATCCATACTCATTTGGTACAGTACAATATCCAGATGATTTAGGTACAGCAGAATTTGGTCACTATATCATGTTTTACATTTACGAAGTTGCAAAGAGTAAATATGCAGGACCACAAACAGAAACAAGCGAAGTCACAAGAGAAAATGTACATGGTGTTCAAACAAAACAACAGATTACAAAAAAACATAAAAAGCAAGATGGTATTACATCATCTGCTAAAACAAGTCAACCTTTAAAAGGTGCTGAACTTGCACAAAGAGATAAAACTATCTCTATGTCTGGCGCATTAAAAAGAAGTGGTAGATTAAAACGTACTAGTGATGTTATATCATTGTACATGCCACCTAACTTTAAATCAGATTACAAAGCAAATTATAAAAATTCAGAAACAGGTCTTGCAGGTGTACTTGGTCAACAACTTGCAGAAGCAACAAGTGTTGATGGTATGTTAAAACAACTTGGCGACACAGGTACATTCAATACAATTATGAGTGCATTAACAGATACGTTGACAATGAAGATTGCTGCCGGTGGTGCTGACTTAATTGGTGGTGGTGATTTACAAGGTGTATTAAGAAAAGGTCAACAGAAAGCATTGAACCCGGCAATAGAAGCAATATTCCAATCAGTTGATTTACGTTCATTCAACTACAGTTTTAGATTTACACCAAGAAGTGAAAGCGAAGTGCGTACAGTAGATAATATTATCAAACTATTTAAGTTTCATATGTTACCTGAAAGAGTACAAAACCAATCAGTTGGTAGACACTTGATATTCCCTAGTGAGTTTGAAATCTATTATATGTTTCAAGGCGTAGAAAATCAATGGTACCCATTTACAGGTCAATGTGTACTTACAGACATGAGCGTAACATACGGTCCTGGTGGTGAAAGTCAACACTTTAGACCAGTTGACGGAAGTCCACCACCTACAGAAATTAATATGTCATTGACATTTACTGAAACAGAAATAATGACAAAAGAAAAAATAGTAGAAGGATATTAAGATGTACTTTGAAAAGTTTCCTACATACGAATACGACCTAAAGAACACAGATAAGCGTACACTTATAACAGATTTATTAAGACGTGTCAACCTGAGAAGTAATGTCGCAGCTAATACACTTGTTTTTGATGAGTATAATGTTGCTGATGGCGAAAGTCCTGACATTGTTGCGTCTAAGTATTATGGTAACAGCATGTATCATTGGGTTGTGGTCACAGTAAACAATGTGAAGTCGCATTATGACTGGCCGCTTGACCAAGTTGCATTGTCTCAATATGTCATTGACAAGTACGATAATCCAGACGGTACGCACCACCATGAAGTAAATGCGTCTTCAGGTGATACAACACGAAAACTTACAGTATCAAGCGACACAGCAGGCGCAGTAGCCGTGACTAATTACGAATATGAACAAACTCTTAATGATGATAAACGTAAAATACGTCTTTTAGATAGAGGTTACGTCTTACAATTTAAGGAAGAGTTTGAGAAACTAATACAAAGGTAACCTGAATGAACCAAGCAGGTGATTATAAACTAGATAGCATACTATTACATGCGCCAACAGGCACAATTGATATCAAAACATTGATGGTAGAATTGAATGTGTACGAAAGTATCCACACTAACGCCATGTATGGTAACATAGTCATTGCTGATACAAACAATCATATACAGAATATGCCTATTATAGGACAAGAACTCCTAGAGTTTAAGTTTGGTACAGACGATAATCCAGACAACGAAAGCATAGATTTTACAAGACATAAGGCAAGAATATACAAGGTATCAGACCAAGTGCGTACCGCTGAGAGACAACAGGTCTATACATTACATTTTACAACGCAAGAAGCAATACAAAATCAACAGACAGCGTGTAAACAAGCATACGAGGGTACAACAGACGAGATAGTTGCAAATATATTACTCAATGTATTAAAGACAAAGAAAAGTATTGCGACAGAAAATTCATCACAAGGTGGTAAGTTATTAGGTAATCACTCAACACCATTTGATTTCATTACCAAGATGTTAACAAAACGTTC